GGCATCTCCAACTGGCACGGCGGCAGCAGGGGAGGGACCTTACACACCAACAGGTCTATAATTCGTTGGCGGACCGTTTCACTCCACTTGTTATGCCCAGAGAACCCCGGCGGGATGGGCAGCCTATCTTAAACAAGGGCCGCTAGGACTTCAGCGATCTGGTAGAGAAGAGGCCCGTATTTCTCCACAAACTCGACGCCTGATTTAACAGTATCCAAAGCGTCAGACCCATACTTTTTCCATGACTCAAGGGTTTTCTGAGTCGCATTCTCGTGTTCCGGATTGCACATCGCGGCGGGCATGGATGCAATCACTCGGAATAACTCCACCATCTCCGGTGTCATGTGCGGATTCACAGCTTTCTCAAATAATTGATTAGCTGTATAAAACTCGATGACCCAATCAATATGAACCTTGAAAGTGGCGCCCGCAGGATAGCCAGTACACACCACCAACAGGCGATTGGAGTTCTTGTATTGACGGTATTTGTTAGCCAGATCGTCAACTTCAAACTCATCAAGTTGCTCAGGAATCCAAAAGACATAGGTACCAGTCTCAGCCGTAGACTGATATCTTCGATTGTCCGGGAGCGAAGCGATGTTTGACACAGGATCGTCAAAAATTCTGAAATTCCGGGGAATACGAGCAGAGTTTATGTTACCTCCCTTTTGAATGGCAGGAGAGGTGTTGGTCACCAAGCAACCTATCGAACCAATTCGTCCCGCTGAGACTCCAAACTCTGTGGCAAAACGAGAGAAAGCAGGAACTAAGGCAGAAGCGGCATCACTAGAGATCTGAGCCTCCGAGAAGTGAAAATTCATCTCAAGAATGGAAGGTTGACCAGCATCAACCAAGCGCCAAAGAATGCGGTCACAAGCGGGCAACAAACCTAGATCGGTCTCAGTAGACTCTGACTGACTCGTAGTCACAGAGGCCAAAGGCTCCAAAGGAGACGCACCAGCTTGGGTCGCAATAATCAATGTATAAACACACTGATTCGGTGAACGGTCTTGAACATGAAGACGTCCTCCACTTCCAGCGGCAGCAGCCACATCCAAAATCATCCAATCATCTCCTTCTACTGTGGCCACAGTATTCTGGATCACAGCTGACTCCGCAGAACCAGACTTGGCTTTCCATTGTCCAATGGACTGAACAATGCCATCTTGTGAGCACGATCCGGAAACAGTCAGTTTCCCGGCGCCAAGAGAAGGAACTGCGACAACATCGAGAGCAGACAAGTATGATGGAGTCGAGAAATCAGGTTCGATGAGAATAGAGAACCCGTTGGGATAATCATCCGCTGAGACATCAAATTCTTTGTGGATGTGACGTGAACACATTTGGGATGCACCATTGCTTGGTAAAAGAACAGGTTTAGAACCACACGATCCAGGAGCGATCATTTGTGTGGCGACCTTGCGATAATAAGGATTCAAAGCCTTCGTCTTGCCTGCTGAGAAACGGGTCTTATTTGCCGTCACAATGGTCGTGTTGGCAGGACGTTGGCGGGATCGCACAGGTCTCTTTGCTTTTGATTTCCCTTTGCGCTTGGAAAGAGAAGAAGAGGAAGAAGAACTGGCCACTGAAGAACTCATATCCGGAAAAGACAATGAAAAAGAAGCTTCGGGAACAAAATGATACGAGTGATCGAGGTAGGAAAATCTCCAGCGGTAACTGGAATCCGTAGTCTGAAAAGAAAGTCTTGAAGAATCAAAACTACGGGCCCTCTTTCGCTCTAGAGGGTCAAAGAGGAGCTGTTTATAGGGTGGCTCAACCCAATTGAATTCACTCATGAAGAGCGGCTACTCATGGCATGTCCAGAGTAGCCAAAAAGTTGAATCAAAGATTCTTCAAGAGTGTCCGCTCCGTAATCACGAGAGATCACAGCGTCCCATCCGGCGCAACGAACACCGCGGAAAGTGCCATCACCTGGGAAAAGATCGTCGACTGTAAGAAGATAACGACGACGAATGAACTCATCTGCGGCCTCCAGGTCCCAAAAAGGCTCTTGATCCAAGTCCATGAAGGGGTCGAGCTTGTCAATTTCACCGGACTTGTTCAAAGAAGCACGCTCATAGTATTTGGTGAAATTAGCTTCAACAAATGCCCCGAATTTCTGTTGATCATCCACCGCATTCATGTCTAAGAGAGCCATGATAGTACGGAAGAGCTTGAGACAATAAGATCGAACGATCTGATGATTCGGGTAAATCAGACGTTGATAAAGATTGAAGGCCATTCTGACCAACAACTCCTTTCGAGAGATGTGACTGTCGGTTCGAATCTTTGTGGCTTTCCAAAGGCAAGAAGGCAGCGGCATCCAAACGAAACCATGCTTCAAATGCTCATGGTTAGCGGGCACCCAATGGCCTTTATGGAAAGTCACGTCGAGGGGACGCTCATGGACCTGAACCTTGAAGATCATTCCGAACCTAGCAGCTCTTAGTCGAACTGTTTCTGAAAACTGCTCAAAGAAGTCGGGCTCCATAATCAAAGTCCTCAGACTCTCGTATTTCATGTCCGCAACGATGGAAGTACAAACCTCACCCACAGTAATCGTATTAGCCAACGAAGTCTGCGGATGACCAGTGTGGAGTTGAGGCTTTTTGAACTTGATCTTCACATTTTGGATGCGCAAAGGTCGCATGTAACTGTTTTTGAGGACTTGAAGTGAACTCTCAGGAGCTCCCATCTCACGACAAGTCTCAATGAAATTGTGGACAAGATGAACATTGTGACTCTGATCACAAGCAGTCACGTCACTCTCCCATGCAAACACCCGTCCGTTGATGCCAATGACACAAGCATTATCATCTCCTCCTACAATGAAGCAAGCAACGATACGACCCAGAGATTGGCGGCATTTGTCCATCGCCTTTCCAAACCAATTACTCTTCTGACGAACGGTCATATCGGCCCCATAAGAGAAGTAGATAGAGTGAGTCTCAGTCTCATAAAGAAGGAACATAGACTTGCGTTTCAAAGCACGCTTGATCATCGTGCAAACAAAAACCAATTCATAGAACAATTCACTAGGTGGGTTAATGATGAGACGCGGCTTGCATGTCGGCAATACCTCATCATACTTGGGAAAAGCATCATCAGCCTTG